GCGTTTAGGCTCGTCTAATGGTTCTTATGGAACTATAGACTTGTCTAGTGCATCAGACAGTATGTCGCTCAAGATCTTGCGTTCTATCCTTCCACCTGAATTACTTGGATGGCTAGAGTTCGCGAGATCACCTAATGTCATCTACCCAGATGGCACTGAGGAGGAGCTACATATGGTGAGTAGCATGGGGAACGCTTTTACATTCCCTCTGCAAACTCTCCTTTTCTCGACGATCGTAGTAGCTTGTTACCGTATCCTGGGTATTTCACCGGAATATGGCAAAAGAGGTCCAATCAACTGGGCAGTCTTTGGCGATGACATCATTGTCCGAAAGGACAGTTATGATGTAGTCGTTAGGGCTCTTCAGATGTTTGGCTTCCTAGTGAACGAAGACAAATCGTTCAATGCAGGCTACTTTCGAGAATCTTGCGGCGGAGACTACTTTAGAGGCCATGATATTCGTGGCGTCTACTGTAAATCTCTTAAGCAAAGTGCTGACGTCTACTCCATCATCAATCGGTTGGTCAGGTGGTCGGCGAGTAGTGGGATAATGCTTCCCAATACATTAGCCGTCTTGAGGGAGTGGGTGGAACATCTTCCCATACCCTTTCATGACGGCGATGCAGAAGGAATCAAAGTTCCATATCCGCCTGCCGCATTTCCTCGTGATCGTCACACTGGCTCTGTAATATACAAAGCCCTTGTTAAACGGACTCGAAGTATGCGTATGCCTGTATCTCCCGACGAGCGACTATTCTTCCGCCACTATAAAGGTAAGCGAGAAATCACTTACAATGGTGACGGGATTATGGTCGCACTTGTTGGAGGATTTATCCGGAACGGAAGAATCGGCCTGAGAAATCAGACTGACTCTTTCAAAATCCGTCGTCGTCGGACTTCAAGCTGGGCCGGATGGAGCGCCAGAGTCGATCTGCGAAAGCAGATCGAATTGCTGGTATCCATACGCACTCAGTCTGTTGTAGACGACTCGGTAGACATCTGTCTAGGTGACGACTGGGTAGTTGTCACCGAACTGTATAACCTTTAGTTGTACAGTCCCCGGTCTCTCTCATTCCAGAAGAACTCTGGCGCCGAGAGGGGCCGCCCTGCACGCATCAGCTTAAGTTGAGTAGAATGAGA